CAAAGATGAGACAAATGTAAATGATTGTCCCATACATCGTAACAACAGAGTTTGTGTTCTTTGTTATCATTGGGACTGGAATCAGTTAGAGTACATCACCAGCAGATCTTCAATTTATGAACAACCTCAACAAGTACAAAATCACCTGGAAAAAACAAAAGAATAAAGGGTTTATGTCTACCCAAGAAGTGATAGTTTATGGAGAAGATAGTGTCCTCCATGTTGTCAATAACCTAGTCCCAAATCGTGAGTGTGACATATACCCATGCGCTTAAAAGTATGGAGGCTCTGGTGTTATGCTCTTGGTGAAAAACAAGGCAAAGATAAGAAAGAAGCAGACACAGTTGCACTCATCAGAACGCTTATCTTTGTCTCTTATCTAACAACTAACATCGCAATCGTTGCTAATGCTATACGTCACTGGAACGACATTGATTACACTCAAAATGCCCCAATTTGCGTTAAAAATAGGTAAAAAACAATTAAAAACGTATTAAAAAATGTATTTTAGTGTTTTAGAAAGGTTGATAAATAGGCGCTAAATGTCTCCTAGTCTTGTGATCTAAGCGAGCGTATCATAACACGACAAGCTTGTCAACCCCTCCACACTTCTCATCCCCAGACCCACACAAACACCTTGACAGTCCTCAACGACTGTTATATAATACAGAGGAACTCACCACCAGTCCAATGAACACCAGCATCGCACAAAAGCAGCAGATTCGTGTTACTCTGGACTTCGAAGTCTTTGAGGATTTTGATGCACATCAGATTGATTATCACAAACTCTTTGACATTCAAGGTGGTGAGAACTTGACAGTCACAGTTGAAGATGTGTCAGAAAGTGTAGAGAACCTCTGGGAAGCAGCGTATCACTAAACACTTGACAGATCCTCTGCTATGTGATAAGATAGGGCAGGGACAGTTACTATGACTTATTGGCAGTTATTGCGGCGGGCGTTGATGCGTTCGCGGCGGCGATGGGGCGTATATAAAAAAGACCAACTACCCTAACCTACAACGAACCCAAAAAGCGAACTAAATATCGAAGTCTCAAAAAAATTCTGAGGTATGTAAAAATGCCTCATAGGTTGGACTTATGGAAAAAAAATCTCCGGAGAAATTTGAGCGCCCATGGGGTTTTTATGAGAATCTCTTAGATGAACCTACTTACAAGGTCAAAAGAATTGTCGTAGAACCTGATCAACAATTAAGCTTACAATACCATTACCATCGTGCAGAGTACTGGACCTGCGTCGAGGGTGATGGTTATGTTACTATTGGGGATAATTTATATCATGCGGCACCTCACAGTCACTTCAAAATTGGTGTCAAAGAACAACATCGTTTGAAGGGTGGTGAGAACGGCATAACTATTATAGAGGTTCAATTAGGATCTCGTTGCGAGGAAGATGACATTGTACGATTAAAAGATGACTATTCAAGAGTATAGATTTCACATCTACGCAAAAGAGAAGTGTCTCTTTAACAATTTAAAAAAAGAAGAATTTGAAAACAAATGGGAGACTCTCAGAGGAATGGTGGGTCTCATGAAAACTGAATATAAGGAAGAGGACCTTTCGTATGAGAAGGTCGAGGTTGTCAAAGATTCCATAGAGTCATCGTATTGACAAACTCTAAATAATCACTTAGAATTGACTTGTAGGTTATTCAAACTTATGGCAAAAGGATTTACAGTAAAAGCAAAGACTCCCCCTGTTCAGAAGAAGGAGGAGTTTGATATTGAGGCAATTAAACAACGGATGCGTGGCAAGAGCATTGTGTTCTGCCTCCCAGGGCGTGGTGTTTCATATGTGTTCTTGAAGAACTTTGTTCAACTTTGTTTTGACATGGTTCAGAATGGAATGAGTATTCAGATCAGTCAGGATTACTCTTCTATGGTGAACTTTGCACGATGCAAATGTCTTGGTGCAAATGTACTTCGTGGACCTGATCAGATTCCCTGGGATGGTAAGTTGAAGTATGACTATCAGTTGTGGATTGATAGTGACATTGTATTTGACACGAACAAGTTCTGGCAACTGTGCGATCTTGCGATTGCAGAGGATGGTACAGAGAAAGAGATTGTTTCTGGTTGGTATTGCACGGAAGATGGAAAGACCACTTCTTGTGCCCATTGGCTGGAAGAGAATGACTTCCGTAAGAATGGTGGAGTCATGAACCATGAAACTCTGGAATCCATCTCAAAGCGTCGCAAACCCTTCACAGTTGACTACATTGGATTTGGATGGGTGATGATCAAGAATGGAGTATTTGAGAACAAGGAAATGAAGTATCCTTGGTTTGCTCCGAAGATGCAACAATTTGAATCTGGTGAGGTTCAGGATATGTGTGGAGAAGATGTTTCATTCTGTCTCGATGCAATTGCTGCTGGATTTGATATTTGGGTGGATCCTCGTATCCGTGTTGGTCATGAAAAAACTCGCGTTATCTGATTATGGCAAAACTAAAAGCATCGATGACTGGTAAGGCTATTATTGAGTCTCGTCCGAAAAAGACTCGTCAGGGAGATGGACAAAATACTAAATACGCAGCGAGCTCTCGTAACTCTGCTCGTAAGAAATATCGAGGACAAGGTAGATGAGTCAATTAGTCGTCAATCTCCCACCACAAAAAGTGTGGGTTCGTAAAGAATATTTGAGAGATTTACAAGACGGCTATGGAGAATTTGTAGAGGGCGTCTGGGTTTCGGCAAAGTCGATTCCTGGACGCGCTTTTTATTTTGAGACATATTTGCCTAAGTATGGAGCAATGTTTGACAAATTACCCATTAGCGCGTTTCTCTCGCGTCCAGAACTACCAGATCCTGATTTAGATCTCCCAAATCTACAATTTTGGAACTGTATGGACTATGGAGTTCGATGTATTGAGAAGCAATTCATTGGATCAATGGATTTTGAACTCCGAACACGTAACTTTGGTAATCTGAAAGGCGAATATTTGTTCACTTTGGATAATTTTCACCCTGATGTGGACACTACAAACTGCAATGTAAGTGAAATTCCCGATGAACACAAGTCACATAACTGCATTGAACTTGAAAATGGACAGTTTGCACTGTATCCAAACAATAGAATGAGGATTTATGACCTATCAATCACTCCCGAAACGCCTCTTACGCCCGATTTCAAGGTCTCTACACGGTATTATCAAGTTGAAAATGGAGTCAGATGGGGCAGATTGGGGGATTCTGACGAATATTTCTGGGAAACTCCCGACGAAAGAGCAAATTCTGGCATTAGAAGCACCGATTTTTGAATGTGGCGGTGGACATTTCACTCAGGGTTATGGTTTCTTTGGATTTGTTCCCAATTCGACACTAAATAAACCAGATATATTGACTATAACAGGTGCCGCAACCAGTCTCACGGGCATTTAAGGACATTTCACTGTCTTTCAAGAAGCATCCAATCACAAGTGATGTGGTTGTGTTGTCAAATGAGACTGCAATTTCGCGTTCGATAAGAAATTTGGTCCTAACTGCTCTGGGAGAAAGACCTTTTCAACCAGATTTGGGTTCTAGAATTTCTAGAAGTCTCTTTGAACTGCTTGATTTTGGAACTGCATCTGTAATTAAGAAAGATATTTCACTCACAATCAAAAATTTTGAGCCAAGAGTTGAAATTAATACTATTGAAGTGGTTCCTGATTACGATAATAATGGATACAGTGTTCTAATTTCATATTTTATTGTTGGGCAACCTAGAACACCCAAAACATTAGAGTTCATCCTTCAAGCAACAAGATAATGCCACTTACAAAGTTCTCAAATTTAGATTTTGATCAAATTAAAACGCAGATAAAGGACTATCTGCGATCAAATTCCAATTTTACGGACTTTGATTTTGAAGGATCGAACCTTTCGATCTTAATTGATACCTTAGCATACAATACTTACATTACCTCATACAATGCCAACATGGTGGCCAATGAGGTATTCATTGATAGTGCCACATTAAGAGAAAATGTGGTATCTCTTGCACGAAATATTGGATATTTACCATCATCTAAAAAAGCATCAAAGGCGACAGTAAGTTTTTTTGTTGATACCAGTACTCTGACCACTAACCCAACAACAATGACCCTTAGAGCGGGTCTGGTGGCGGTCTCAGACAGTTTTGGAGGGTCTAACTATACCTTCTGTATCCCCGAAGATGTTACAGTTCCAGTCACGGATGATTCTGCATTCTTTACTGACGTTGAAATCTACGAAGGAACATTTTTATCGAGAACATTTACAGTAGATACATCTAATATTGATCAACAATTCATAATTCCAAACGCAAATGTGGATACCTCTACCTTAGTTGTTCAAGTTAAGGAAAGTGCGTTTGATGTTTCGTCAGTTAAGTACGAATTAGCACAAGAGATCATCGATGTTATTAATACATCAAAGATTTACCTCTTACAAGAGGTTGCAGATGAAAAATATGAACTTCTTTTTGGTGATGGAATCTTTGGAAATAGATTAGAAAATGGAAATGTCATTACAGCGACCTACGTCATCACAAATGGTGCCGATGCAAACAATGTAAGTAACTTTACATTTGCTGGAAGACTTGTAGATAACGATGATAGGGTGGTAACCACGGGTGTTTCTGCCATTTCGGTTACCAACCCATCAACTGGTGGTGGAGATATTGAAACTGTTGATTCTGTAAGAAAATACGCCCCATTAAAGTATGCAGCACAAAATAGAGCTGTAACATCACAAGATTATGAAGTTTTAACGAAGCAAGTATTCCCAGAAACTGAATCTGTGTCTGCTTTTGGTGGAGAGGAATTGGATCCACCTCAATATGGAAGAGTTTTTATAGCAATTAAACCAAAAAATGGTAGTTATCTTTCAAATTTCATAAAATCGGACATTATTGGCAAATTAAAGAGGCATACAGTTGCAGGAATCGTCCCCAGAATCATTGATTTGAAATATCTTTATGTTGAAATTGATTCAAACGTTTATTATAACACAAATCAGTTTCCATCAGCATCTTCACTTAAAACTAAGGTGATGGAATGCCTTGAAATTTATTCAAATACAACAGAATTGAATAGTTATGGTGCAAGATTGAAATATAGTAAACTTTTGAGAGTGATTGATGATTGTGACTCTGCTATCACTTCTAATATTACGACAATTAGAATGAGAAGAGATATGAGACCTGTTCTCAACTCTTTTGCTGATTATGAACTCTGTTTTGGCAATCGCTTTCATGTTGTTGAAGGGCAAAACATCAAAACTAGTGGATTTTATGTTGAAGGATATTCTGGTGAAGTATTTTTTGCTGATGAACCAAATGATGACATGGAAACTGGTGTTATCAATTTAATTAGAGCAACATCAGACACTGAAATGCAAATTTTGAGAAGAAATGTTGGAACGATTGATTATATGAGAGGTGAAATTAATATTGGGGCAATTAAAATTATTGGCACCTCAAAATTGCAAGCAGAATTCCCAATCATTGAAGTTCAGGCAATTCCATATTCAAATGATGTTATTGGATTACAGGATTTATTTTTGCAACTAGATATAAGTA